GGACGGCTTTCTTGCCAGGTGGCTAGTTTGGTTTGCCGAGGATACCACCGAGCCGCCCGTTTGCCTCCCAGAAGAAGAAGAGCCGATCCTCGCGGCTATTAAGGCGCTGGAGGATGGCAAGCCCCGCGCCCAGGGCGGCAATTTGGAAGTTGCCCTCAAGCCGGCCCTTACCCCCTATTCGTTCAACGGCATAAAGCCAGTTAAGCACTGGAAGGAAGATTTCCGAGGGTTGCTATCCATGGCGGTCACCGATTCGGAGCGGGTGCTGTGGTCTAGGGCGTTTGAGCAATGGGTCAAGGTCTGCTTTCTCATCTCGGACACGCCGGAGGTGAACTACGAGTGCCAGCTAGTAGCAGCCGAAATAGTGCAGAATGCTATAAAGAACCTAATTTGCCGATGCCAAGACCATTTGGGACTAAATGAGAAGCAGAAGGCACAAAAAAAATTTTTAGCCTTGCTGGAAGTAGGGGAAACGATTACGCTAGCAGATCTAGCACGTCGAGCGCAGCGCTTACCCCTAACAAGGCGCGAGAGACAGGATTTATTAGCAGATGCGATTGAACGATTTGATTGGCAAGCGGCAAAGGTCAACATCAAAGGAGCTCAGCGCCCCACAACCCTCATTACGAGGGTCCGATGAATAGCTCGGGTAATAGTGAGCTGAGTCGCCCTCAACCTACCGATATTATTATGAAAAGAAACTCAACTCAACTCAACTCAACAGTTAAAAGTGAGCTGAGTTTGATGCAAGGTTTTGGATTTATTTAAGAAAAAAACTCAACTCAACAAAAACGACTTTCCTAACATGCCCCCCTATATAGGGAAATAAAGGGGTATGTATAGTGAGCTGAGTTTTGTATACTTGAGTATAATATATATAGAGATATTAAATAGATAGAAGAAACTCAACTCAACTCAGCTCACGGAAACGATGTTTGATTTTTTTTGAGGCCTAGTAAAATCAAATGGTTAAAAAATCTCAACTCACGGGGCGTTGTGAGGGGGAGGAGCATGCGCCGTAAAAGGCAACCCCCGTTCCCCTCTGAGCTACAAGAGCAGATAGCCCTGTTTGCCTGGGCCAGCCTCAACCACCCCCGTTACCCCGAGCTGGCCCTGCTTTATCATATAAACAATAACAGCAGGTCAGCCTTCAGGGGCAGGCTAAACAAACGGGCTGGGCTTAAGCGCGGCTTTCCCGACCTTTGCCTACCCGTGGCTAGGCCGCCCTTCAATTCGCTCTATATAGAGCTAAAGCGGCCCTCAGCGGCCTGGCGGGTTGGGGCTATACGCAAAGAGCAAGCCGAATGGCTCGCCGCCCTTATCCTTGCCGGCAACGCCGCATTGGTGGCGTACGGGGCGGAAGATGCTGCCCGGCGCATCACCGCCTACCTTGACGGAACCCTCTTTTTAGAAACGCGGGATTAAAACATGGTTATGAAGAATAGAACGGGCAAGGGGATAGGAATGGCCTCCGGGATAGGAATGGCAATGGCTTCCAAAACAGACAAGCAACTAATCCGCTACATAGCGCTCCGATCTCAGCCCGCCATTGAGGAATTGATACGGCGTTATGAAAATAAATGCCGAGCGCTGCAGCTCCGGCTAGCAAGAAATCTCTCCCCATCCGATGCCGACGAAGCCATGCAGGACACCTGGATGCAGATATGGAAATACGCCAAAAGTTACCGAGGCGACGCGGCCGTCTCGAGCTGGATCTATCGCATCACAGCTAACTCAATCCTAATGGCCGTAAGGCGGCAAAATATCCTCAGCCAAACCCACGTTAAAAACTCAGACCCGCTCGAAACCGTTACCAAACCGCTAATCTGCAACAAGCCGCTCCCGGACGAGCAGCTCCAAAGCAAGGAATCCGTCCGCGCAATAGAGCGCTTGCTAGATATCCTAGCCAAAATCAAAGATGTAGCCAGCAAGCATGCAATTCTAAACCGCGCTTCCGGCTACACCACAAAGGAAAATATCGCCCTGATAGCCCGAAATCAAAAAGTTCAGCTTAGCTCTGCAGCTATGAAGTCCCGCCTTCACAGAGCAAAAGATGTATTGCTTGATTTAGGAATTAGGAATATTATCTAAACTGGAAGAGGTGTATTGAGATTTCACTCTGCACATCAAGCAATAGCCTTCTATTTGGTGCGCAATCCTGCCAGGTTAAAAATACAAAATTTACTCGAACCAGAATACCGTAGCAACAGCTATGGCGAGTACGATCTTGATGACATCTGGGCAGCGGTGGCGCTAGCGATCAAGAGCGCGCTAGAGGGACAGCTACAATGTGATCGGGCCTGCTTCCACCTTCTGTACCTAACAGAGCGCTCAACTGCACCATCTATCGAAGATGTAGCGCGCTCAGAAAGAATTTCGGTTAGAAAGCTTAAAAGAACAATGTATAGGATACTAGACCTCATAGCTTCAGAGCTTGCGAGGTTCGATCTATGGGAAGAAAAGGAAGGCGACAACAAGGAAGCGGCGGAGAAACAAGAAGCAGAACCCCTGACGGGCAATATGAGGGCGCAACCTACGATAAAAAAACAGCTGAATTAGTTACATTGATGACAGCTGGCGGGATTGATACCGAATCCCAGGCCAGGGCGCTGGGCATGTCAATTGAGCAGCTAACGGTAATTTACGCAGCGGAAATTGAAAACGCTGTAACCAAGATAAACACCCAGATCATGGGCGCTCTTGCAAGGAACGCCCTATCCGGCAATCTCGGCGCGCAAATATTCTGGCTAAAAACTAGGGCAGGTTGGAAAGATGTATCAATCGGTGATGATGGTTCGAGAACCTCCTACCAGATAAATATTACAGCTAAGGAAAAACCAGCAAGATTAAGGCTAATAGAAGATGACGGCGGCGCAATCGTCGAAGCAGGAGAAGAAGCAGCAGAGCCAATCGCAGCAAAGGCGGGAGGCAAATCTTGATCTTCCTTGGTGGCTGACCGATGCCGTTCAAGATGTTGTAGAGCGCCGCGCCTTTATCGTTACGGGAGGCCTCGGGAGTGGCAAAACCTTTGCGCTCTGTTTTTGGCATTTGATGCGCTGCTTTCTAAATGCCAATAGCCGCGTCTCTTGGATGATTGCACCCAATTATCCAAAGGTTGATAACGTACTACTGCCCGCCTTTATGGAGGTGGCTAGCAACCTGATGGGGTGGCGGGAAGGCAAGTACGCAGATTACCAAATCAAGATGGTTGCTCCAAGAGAAATCATCTTGCATAAGACTGGGCAGAAGATTTTATGTTACTCGGCTAACAAGTGGCGCGATTTGGTGGGTGAGAACATTTCCCATTTTTCCGCTACGGAAGTAGCGATTTACAATAATAATGAATGGCTGGCAAAATGCCTCTATCGCTTGCGCTGCCCCCGAGCAGAGCTCCGGCAATACATGATCGAATCAGTACCGGAGGGCACAGAGGATTATTTTGCGCAAATAGCAAATTTTGGGACAGATGAAGCGCTTAGAGATGGAGTATATCTTGATGAAGAAAACAACCGGAAACGGTACATCCTTTTCACGGAAGATAATGAGCACCTTCCCAAGGGGTATGTCGATACCGTCCGGGAGGCTACAAAATCAGACCCAGGCAGATGTGAATCGTATCTTAAGGGGTTATTTGTTCCCTTTACAAAAGGAACCGCTTACTGGGAATTTAGGCATTCTGCTTGTGTCAAATTAGGCTGGGAGAAATCAGCAAGGCATCCCATTAACTTTTGTTGGGATTTTAATGCAAATCCTCTAGCTTGGAAGGCGATCCAAAGATTGCCGAGCATTAATCAGGTTGGAGAAAGGATCTACAAGTTTGTTGAGCTGGCAGAGGCTTCGGGAAAAGCTCGGGGCTTGATGGATGCGTGCGTTGAATTTATGGCGGCGTTCCCGCCTGCTAGATTCAAGCATGTGCCGATACATATTTGGGGAGATCCGACGGGGTTTCATAAGAGCCATAAGGCTCCTAACTGCGATTTTGATCAGATTTACAACATACTGAAAGCGAAGTATCACACAGTTGAAATTAAAGCGCCTGACTCAGCCCCACAGGTTAGGGCGCGGCTCGAGCGGGTCAATCAGCTATTTGCCTACGACTTGATCGTAGTCTGCGCCTGGATGCAAAACAGCATCAAGAGCTATGCAAATACGGGGCTAAAAGATGGCACTTGGCAGATAGAAAAGCCGCAAGGCGAAGATTGGACCCATTGGGCAGATGCCGGCGGGTACTATTACCACGAAGTTACAAAGCACCTAGACTTGGAGGATCCTATCTCCCCGAGGATATACGGAGTTAATAAACTTTTATAAAGGATTTCTATGACACTCGTTAATGGAATGAATGTTTCAGTCTCCGGCCTGGCGGCCTCAGCCTTCGGCTCCGCAACCGAGCACCAATATTTTGTAATGGGACCGCATTGGAAACATGCGGTTGGAGCGCTAAAGGTTGGCTCTCTTTCCGGTACTGGTAATCTGAAATGCTCTTTTCATCATGCGGCGCAAAACCCGAGCAATGAAACGCCGGATTGGAAACTGCTAATGTCCTTCTCTTCGCTAAATGCCAGCTCCGCAATGTCCACCATCTTTGATGCACCGATCACCTCCACGCCCCTCCTCCCCTACGGGCGCTTCACCTCTACAGTAGAATCAACCAATGCCGGCACAACGACCTTTTATAACGTGGTGGCTAAATTACTAGCTGAGGTATAAATGTGGCAGAAGGCAATTCAGCACAGGGCAATTCGGTTGTTCTGTCATATCACCCCAAGTATCTCGATTTCCGCGATGATTGGATACTATGGCGCGACCTTTACGAAGGGAAGCACAAGACCCTAACAAAACCTCAGTACCTCTGGCCGCACGTTCAAGAGTCCAAAGGGACGTCGGATTCTAACGAGCTTAGAGATCATAGGGCGAATAGGACGCGCTATTTAAATTTAATTGAGATAATCATCTCTCTTTGGCAAGGGCTGTTTTTCAAGACCCCGCCAACCATTGAGGGGATGGATGAGAAGGTGGTGGAGGATGTTGACGGTAACGGCACCAGCTTCTATAGCTTTCTAAAAAATGAGGTTCTGCGCGACTACTTTCTTTATGGCAAGGCCATCGCGATAGTCGATGCCTCTCCTTTTACCGCAACCTCGAGGGCGCAGGAGGAAGAGCTAGGGCTAAGACCCTACATCGAAACCATACCGGCGCTTTCAATGGTTGATTGGGACATTGAAACGGTAGATCCAAAGCGCATAGGTAAATACAATTTTGCTAGGTATAAATACACAGTCGTTGAGCCAAGAAAAAACGAAACGCAAGCGCCGACGGTGCAAGAATACAGCCGGGCACTTAGGAGCGACGGCACGGCTTATATTATTGTGCCCTATTTGCTGCACGAAGAGCAGAAGAACACCAAAAGCATCAAGCAAGACCCCTATGTAGAAGCAACCTACATGGAGAAGGGATCGCCGATTCAAACCAATCTGAAAGAGATCCCTATTTCGGTGATGGAGGATGACTCATGGGTGAAGGATTTAGCGCAGGAGGCTTTGCGGTATTACAACCTTAGAAGCAACCACGACAACATCCTTTACCATCAAGGATGGCAAAAGCTTTTTGGTATTGGGGTAGAGACGGCTGAGCACAAGGCGGCGTTGAGCGAGAACCTGATTGCCTTTATCCCCAAAGATGGAGACATTAAAACCGTTGAGCCGGTTGACACCACTGCCATTACCAAGGCGATGGACGAAAGTATGGCAGCCGCCTTCAAGGTGGGGCTGAATCAATTGCGCATGCTCCCTTCTGACTCCAGGGTAGGCCAGTCTGAGGATGCTCAGGCGGAGGAGAAGCAGAACCGTTATGAGCTAGTAGAAAGCACCCTGGCCGAGCTGGAGGATTTCGCCCGGGATGTGCTGAATAATTGCCAGCTATTCATAAATGGCAAGGAATTTAGTGGCAAGGTGGAGCTTTGTAAATCTTTAGGCGAGCAAAGTATTGAAAACTTTGTATTAATTTACAACTCTTTCGCCCGCCATTTCCAAGAGAACGAGGTGCTGAACAAAATCACCCTAAAAGAGGCTTTAAAGAAGATGAAGCTGCCAGAACAGGAGATGGAGCTGGCCCTTGCCGCAGCCGACACCATAAAAGCATCTAAGCCTAGAGAGGAAAGCAGAGGCTTAATCAGAGACGATGGTGGAGCAGAAGAAGAAGAGGAAGCGGCGAGTTACCAATGAGATCGCGCGCTCGCAGGAGAAGATCAGAGCCTTCATTTCTGATATTGGCGCGGCACTGTCAAAAGCTGGCGGTAGGTTTCTTAAGAATCTTGACGGGAATAAGCGCAAAGATGTTGCGGCTTTGCTGGGACAATTTGACCAGGCTATTAGGGAAACGGTTTTAGAGAAGGCCTACGAGCGGGTTGAAGATATTTATTCTGACGAGCTGGCGATAGTTCGGAAAGATTTCGAGGCCAATAGTAGGAAGATTGCATTTAGCGGCGCGGACAAGCAAACGGTAAAGGCTTTGTTTGAGGCTGAGTTTTCAGTAGTTGAAAACCTCTTTGCTGATTATATCGGCGATCTGCGGCGCGGAGTGATGAGCCAGGTGCTACTGGGGCAAGACCCGGATTTCCAAGCACTCGAGGAGGAGCTGGGGAGCAGACTAGCAAGCCACTTAGAGACGGAGCTTAATACCGGCGTTGCTGCATTTCAAAGAACGGTGGCGACGCAGAAGGCAAACGACTTAGGGCTGAAGAAATTCCTTTATGAAGGCCCGGATGATGATGTCATTAGACCATTTTGCGAAGAGCGGGTTGGGCGGGTGTTTACAGATGAGGAGGCCAAGGATTGGGATAACGGCCAGGGCTTGCCGGCGGATATATTCTTGGGTGGCTACAATTGCAGGCACCGAAAAATATATCTAGACGATGAAGATGCGGAGCAGTTTGAAGAGGAAGAGGAAAGCTAATGGGGTTTCAATTGCGTAATCGGGTCAATATACCGAGAGTTAAAAAGGAAATGATGGACCAGAAAGAGAAAGCGCTAGGGCTTGCTCTTCAGAAGGTAATTCTCTCTTTAAATCAAAGAACCAAGGCTGGGCGGGATGCTTTCGGCAGCCCCTTTGCTGACTATACGGAGGGGTATAAGAAATTTAAGGCGGGGAAGGGTAGGAGTATCTCACCCCCGGACCTCACCTTCACAGGCGCGATGCTCCGCGCAATCCAGTTCAGCATTAAGCGTACCGCAACCGCCATCATAGGCCGCATCTATTTTCAGTCTGCAAAAGAGGCTGACAAGGCTAGAGGAAATCAAGAGAAGCGCCCGTTCTTTGGCTTATCCGCCAAAGAGCAGGATTTAATAATTAACACAGTGAAAGGAAGATAGAGATGCCAGGCGATCAAGACCCAGCAGAAGCAACCGTGTCTAAGGCTGAATTTGATAGGGTGCAAGAGAAGTACCACCGGACAGAAGCGAAGCTAGTTGATCTAGAAAAGCGATTAGAAGGCTTTACCAAAATTGCGGGCGATCCGGCAGAGATATTGGGCAAGCTCGAAGATTATGAACTATTGAAGCGCAAAAAAGCTGAGGGGAGCCCCGACGATCTAAAGGCTTGGCAGGAAGAGAAAGAGCGCGAGATCGCCGCAGCGCTAGAGAAGCGCTACAGCGCCAAATTTGATGAGATGACCAAAAAGCTGACCGATGGGGAGGCCGAGCTTAATAGGCTTCGGGTGGTGAATCCCACTATGCTAAAGGCGGCCGAGCTATTCAACGCAAAGGAATTGCCGCTAGTACAGATGTTAGTTGAGCGTGATTGCGGGTGGCAAGATGGGCAGGTGGTTGTAAAAGGGCCAGATGGCAAGCCGATGTATTCGGCCAAGAATCCCAAAGAGTTTATGGGCATGGAGGAGTATTTGCAAAGCAGAGCAGAACTCTACCCAGGCCTAGCCAAAGCGCAATCCTCTCCAGGCGGCAGAGAAGGCGGCGATAAGATGAACGGTAACGGCGCCGGTAAAATTACCGTTGCTGAATTTAAGGGGATGACTGCACAGGAGCGCGCCAAGCTTCCGACGCATGAGCAGCGATCTCTATCAGTACAAGCTTTAAAATCTATGTAATTTTAGGAGAACAAATTTATGGCAGAGTATAGAGATAAAATTGTGGCCTTTGCGGGCCACTCAACGGGTAACTGGCACAATCTTTCGTGCACTCAGGCACAAAGCTTGAGCATTGTCGCGAATATGTGGAGCTTCACCTCCTCATTTACGCCAGTACGAAACATTGATGCCGGTGCCGCAGGGTCCGATCAATATATGCGGCGATTATTCGCTACGTTAGTTTCGGACCTGTTTAAAACTTCAAACTATTAATTTCAATTTTCTAATTTAGGAGAACAGATTTATGGCACTAGAAACAGAATATGCAAATATAATCGGACCTACTGATGTAGTGTCCAATGCGGTGGCAGACGCGCTCGTGCAGAGCGTTGTTTGTGTCCCGCTTATCTATGCGGAAAACTTGCCGGCCGATACCAGGGTGAAGCTCTGGAGGAAGGACGGGTCGTTTGCCGCCGAGGAATTAGCCGAGTCTACTAGCACTTCAGCCTTCGGACAGCTGACACAGACTAGCGTGTCGGCAACTGCGGCAAAGGCCGTGTCAGTTTCTAAGCTGACAGTTGAGGCGATCAGATTTCGCGAGATCTCGGTTGCTTCAATGGCTGCTAAGCAGGGGCAGAGTATCGCTAGGCTGCTTGACGCCAATATTATCAGCCTGATTTCAGGCTTTAGTCAGTCGGTAACGGCAACTTCGGTTGCCACTCCTGACATTTGGATGGATGGGCTAAGCACCATTCAGGGCAGCTTGGCGGCTAAGAAGGGTGGTAATCTTCGCGGGATTCTGCACTCTAAAGCAGCAGGGCAGCTCAGGAAGCATCTGATTAATACTTCCGCTTCACCCTTTACCTTGCAGCCGATGCTATCGCTCCTTCAGGGCTATGAATCCCCGAATGGATACGTGGGAAGCTTGCCAGGTATTGACCTATTCGCCACTACGGGAATCGGGACAAGCGGCGGCGATTATCTAAACCTTTGCTTCAACCCTGATAACGCCTTCGGCGGTGGATACGATCCGGGAGTACAGACCGAGGTTGTATTTGTCGGCTCTGGCGGCGTTTACTACGAAATCACCTCCTATATGTTCAACAAGGTTGTTGAATGGGTGGATGAAGGTGGTTGCATCGTGAAGAGTGATACCGGCTTATAATTTTAACATACCCTTAACTTACCCGGGGGCGGGAACGGCTCATCCTCCATCCCGCCCCCTTTTTTGGAGAAAATAATGCAAACTGAATATGATGAATTGCTAGCAGACTTTCGAGAGCCTATGTTTCAAAGGCGAAGAAAAATCCCCTATGTGCTTTTCGGGCTTCAGCGGCAAAATTATGACGCAGAAGGCAGAATGAAGCCGGAGCCTGATTTGTTTTGCTTAGATTGCAGCAGCTCCTCTGGGCAGATTCCGATTATTCAGTACTATCTAGGCAAGGGGTATAAGATTCTGAAGTACTGGTTTCCAGTCAACGAGAAGGCGCAAGAGGTTCAACTCGGGCAAATTGGGGTAGAGGTGGATGACAAGCTGGGCACTGGGCAATACAGAGCGCTCGCCAATTTCTGCCAGCAGACTATGGATTATGACCCTGAAGAGATTAAGAAGCTGAAGATAGAGAAAAGCTTGCTTGAGGAAAGGTTAGCAAAGGAACAGGAAAAGAATGCAAAAGCTGAAGGAAAAGCTGGAGCTAGTAGAGCAGCAGCTTAGAGAAAGGCTCAAGGAAAAGCGTGAGGCCGATTCGCATTATCAGCAGCTAAAGCGCACCCCCGAGGGGGAAAGAAAGCGCAATGCGGTAGACGAGATCGGCAAGATGGTTCTAGATCACGAGCGAAAGCTGGGACGTGAGCCTACTTACGAGGAGTGCAGAAAGAAAGCAGAGGAATCAATGCAGAGAGTGGACAGAAGAAGATGACGGCGCATTTCGGGCAGGACATTATTAGGGAATTTGTTCCAAGGCCGGGGGAGGAGTTTGTCCCTTTGCCTAGCCAGAGTCCTAATATTTACCTATTCACCACTAAACCCACCAGGACGGTGGCGAGCGCCGGCACAGGAGCGGTGCAAACCATTACTAGCTGGTCGCAGATAACGGCCGCCCCTAATCTTTGGCAGTACACAATAGCGGCTATTGACGATCCTGATCCGACGGGCGTTACCGCCGAGGTGCGGTATTGGGAAGCGGTTAATTATATTTCTCAGGCAAGCGAGCAGACCCAGACTGTCATTCGCTCCTTCCTGATTTATCGGGACGAGGCCGGGCAAGATATTCCAGGTACTACAACAGACGATCTAAAGAAGGTATTCCCGCAGATCTCGAGCTATGCCACCGATGATCAGCTTGACGAAGTGCTCTTACTTGCAGAAGAGGAGATCCGGCGCGATCTAAGAAAGCGCGGCTTTCTCTGGTCAAGGCTTAGGGGGCTTAAGGAAATCAAGATAGCCCTTGCTTATAGGGCAATCGCTTTCAATGCGATGAATCAAATTACAGCCGATAGGGATAGGCACGATATTAGATTTAGAAACTATTTAGAGCTTAGTAGCGGGGCGCTAAACACGGCGCTATTGGGCTATGATCAAGATGGAGATGGTGAAGAGGATTCGGTAGTGGTGGCAAGGCCCAAGGGCTGGCTAGTGCAGAGATGACGCTAGTTACCGACATTGAAACGGCCTGGAAGGATACCATTTGGGCGCATGCCGATATTAAGGCCATCACAAATAAAGCTTACCCCTTTGAGATAACAAACGCCTCAGAATTTGAGGTGGGCCAGCTCAGCTTTCAGCAGAAGGTTAATTTTTTTGAGTACGTTATCTCCCCCACGGTGGAGACTAACCTGATTGGCAATTCTGCCGGCGGCGTGATTAATATCGAGGCGGCAATTAGGTACACAATAGAGAAAGATACCAAGGGGGTGGCGTTTGCTGCAGCCAGAAATGCTATCTGGACGCTACTTAAAACGGTGCGGGATGAGCTTGGGACTAGTTGGGATAGTACGGTGGATTTTTACAAAGAGCAGCAAGATATTCCCGAGATAATAGAGGCGCAAATATTAGAGCAGCAATGCTGGCGCTGGGTGTATAGATTTTTAGCAACTAAAACGATTTCAAATTTCTAGGAGATTAAGTTTATGGCAAACGTAACAGGAGCTTCAACAAACCTGATCGCCAAGACGGGCACCACCTTCGGGACTGCCGTCCAGGGCGGATCGGGCGATCGTATGGTGGTCGACTCGATTAACCACTCTAAGGGAACCGAGGAGCTGTCAGAGGCTGGGATCGGCTCCGGGTTGGATATGACTGCGGAGGCTCAAGCCGGCGCAACTACCCCGACGGTGACGATTGAAAAGAGCGCTAGCTATAACGATGCTGGGCAGATACTCGAGGCGCTTTTGCTAGGCCGGGCAGCGGTAACAAATCTAGGTTCAGGCGCTTATGGGCATTCGATTTACTATGATGCAAATAGGGCGCTCTCTTGGGCCACGATAGCCTTTACCGCCACCACAGCATCTCTTATCGAGTATCCAAGCTGCACCCCTACTAGGGTCACAGTAACGGCGGCCAATGCGCCTAATTACGTCAAGAAAAGGTTTGAGTTAATGGGGAACGATCAGGTTGTCGTTGCGGCTAGCCAGGTAAATACCATTGCCTCACTAGCAGCCGCTACGGTGGCAAATTCTAAGCGGATAGTGGTCAGGCCGAATGATAAGTTTCGGATTAATTTGCGCACCGATGGTGCTCTGGCGGATAGTAGCAAGCGGAATATCGAGTCAATTACTATCGACTTATCGGTAGAGGCGGAGCAGGTCAGGGAGATTAAGAACAGCGCCGGGAATGGCATCGTTCGGTTATCTAGCAGCCCGCCCTTTGTCGGTACTGTTACGGTGCAGTTTAGATCGCTAAATGACTTTGAATTTGTCACCGGGCAGGCCAGCGGGACAGAGTTTAAGGCTGATTTTACCGTTACCTCGCCTGACCTGATAGGCGGCTCCTTTTATTACTTTGAGCAGTACAACTTTCCTCTACTCAAAATCATCCAAGATTATGAGTACAATGTATCTAGCGGAGCAGAGAATCCCTATACGGTTGTATTTAAGTGTATGGCGGCACCCTCTATCCCAACAGGGATGTTAGACACGTTGCCATATAAGCGCGTTCAAAATGATAGATCGACTAAGATGGTATGATAAAACTAAAAGAAACAATTGTAATTGAAATTGCTTGCGAGGGGTCAGATCCTGCGAAAATAACCTTTGCTAAGCCAAGATTAAACAAAATCTTGGATAACGCCTCTTTGGATGCAAAGAGTCCGGACGGAACAAAGGAGCTATATAGCAGGCTTGCAAGTCAGGTTTTAGATGTTGTGGGCGTCGAGTATGAGGATGGCACAAAGCTAACTGCGGAAGGCCTGAAACAGCTCGACGTTCCCCTAGATTTCATGCTGGAGGTTATCAAGGCTTACAATAAGGCAACGACGCGGAAAGAAGATCCGGAGGCGGCAGAAAAAAAGGAGCAGAAGCCCGAATCGTCCAGCGCCTAGAGGCGCTGCTCCTTACTTATCCCAATCTGCGCTGTGAGCACTGTTACCAGTTAAAAAAGGACGATAACATTCCGCCCGAGTGCGAGGTGGGTATCTGCCCTGTTGAGGATCTTGCTAGTGATATAGATCTCAACCTATGGTGCCAGAAATATCTGCGCGCTAAATCGCTCTACCACTTAACAGAAGATCCAAAAACTCAGCAAGGAGTTTTTGAGGAGCTGGGACTTTATGATAACCCCGATTTTCATCTAAGGATCGAAGGTGTATACGCCAAGTACTTGGCGAAGAATCGAATGTCAACAGTAAGAGAGAACAAAAAATGGAACAAGATCTTGTAGGGATGACGGCGGAAGAAGAGAAGATGTTTAATGATGAAATCAAGGCCAATGGTAAATGGCAGGATGAAAAACAGGCGCTAGATAGGCTTGACAATCTTTACAATTATTTGGTTTCCGAATCCCCTGGCGATTTAGTTCGGCAGTTTAATCAGCTTTATTTACTTGCTCAGCAGATATTCCAGGAGAATTTGGAGCTGAAAAAGAAGGTGAATAAGGTAACGGCCATGTATCTTCGGAGCGAAATGCGCGCGCAGGGATTTTTAAATCCGATGATTTATAACTTTAGAAAGCAATTTCAAGGCTAAAGACTAATGGCGTTCGGCTCTAATAACGACATGGACATCCAAGTCAAGGTGGATGCCAGCGGAGCGATCCGCATTCTTGACTCATTAGGAAATGAGATCAAGAAGGTTGAAGGGGCGGCCAAGAGCGCCGGGACCGGGTTTAGTAGTTTTCAGAAAAGCATAATCACGCTTAATCAAGGCCTGGGGCTGGCTAAGACTGCTTTTACTGGGGTGAGTAAAGCGGTCGGCGGGATAGCGGATACTCTTGAGCGCGGTTCGGCGGTTAATGATGTTAATAAATCCTTCCAAGATCTATCAATCACAGCTGGCAAGCTAGCCGATACCTACCTAAATGATCTTAACGAGGCCACTGGGGAAACGATTGCTAATTTTGATTTACAAAGAAAAGCAATTGAGGCGGTCAGAGCGGGTGCTAAACCAAAGGAGTTTTTAGAGCTTGCCAAGGCCTCTCGAGCTCTTGCGGAGCAGGCGGGCGGCAGCACAGTTGAGGCGCTAGACGAGCTTAGCCGAGCGTTTGAAACTGGGCAAACGCGGATGTTGAAAAACAAGCTGGGGGTGATCGATCTCGGCAAGGCTGAGGCGGAACTTGCAAAAAAATTAGACGTTGCTAGTAATTTGCTCTCTAGGGAGGGCCAGGTTCAGGCAGCAAGAACAGCAATTCTTGAATATTCTCGCAAAAAGACTGAGGAGGTTGGCGCAGTAACTAAGGATGCGGGCGATAATATAGCGCAATTTGGCAAGATCGTTACCGATGCGAAAGATAAGGTCTTTTCGGCAGTTGAGCAAAATGTCAGCTTAAACAAGTCTCTTGAAGAGTTAAAAACTCTAATCGCCACTACCGACTTTACCCCTCTAATTAATTTCCTATCTAAAACAATTAGCCTTGCGACTCAAGCTGCTTCTGCTCTTACGAGCATGGCAACTGCGGCTCGAAATGCTAGTAATCCGTTTAATCAAATTCAAGCTAAGAGCGCAGAGTTTCAAAATAGCCTTAAATCACTGAGGGAGCAGCTTAAGAAAGTTTCTTCTCAGGATGGCGTTGCGGCTGTTGCTAAGGGGATCGTAGATCTCGAGAAGAGAATGCGGAGCATGGGGGAGTTGACCGATGAAGCTGCCGGTCAATTGTTGTTACTTTCAAGGGCTGCGGAAAGAGCTGCTCAAGAATTTCAAGGCCCGGTTGCTCCACTGGAGAAATTGAATGAAAATTTAATAGATCAAGAAAAGGCGGCAGAAGAAGCGAGAAAGGCGCAAGAGAAACATAATGAGGAGCTTAAAAAGGCGCGTGAGCTTTACGAAAAGCTAAACAGCGCCGACGGGATTAGTGAGTATGCTAGTAAGATTAATCAAGTTGATAAGCTGCACAAAGATGGGATTATCACCCTAGAGAAGTATAATGAGGAGATAGAAAAGCTTAGAAATCAATTCAAGAGCGGCGGCGGCGATGTTGGCAACTTTGATAGAGCTCTAGCCCAGATTGGCATTGAGGCGGCTCAAAAAGCGGCAGACGAAGCCCGCGATCAGCTCATGGCGGCCTATGAGGATGCCGTTAATTTCTACGGGGAAATCTGGTCAGAGATTATTCACACAGGCACTTTCGATCTCTCAAGAGCCTTGAAAGAGGTTGCCGTAGGTTTTGCGGCGCAGATGACGGCGGCAATGCTTGGAATACCGGGCTTTAGTTCCTTTGGTGGCTTGGGGCAAGGGTTGGCGGGCAATTTACTAGGCGGTAGCGGCGGGCTGGGCGGCATTGCTGGCTTTGCCGGAGGCGCTGGACTCCTTAGCGGAACTTCTGCCGGCGGCTTTATTTCAGGGCTTGGTGGTAATGTTGGCCCGGTGGCTAGTGGCGCAGAGTATAGCGGCATGCTAGCGGGCGCGGGGCCAGCGGGCTGGGCAGCTCTTGCTACGGCAGCGGTGCTAGCGGTTGGCTCTCAAACAGAGTGGTTTGGGCTTGAGGGCGGCATGAGCGCGGGGCAGAGGGAGCGCGCAGACATAAGAGATCGGATCGCAGGGCTAGCCGGCACTGATACCTTCAACGGTCAAAATTTATTCGGCATAGACTTTCACCAATTTGATGAATCAATTCCTATTCTAGAGGAAGCGAGGAAAGAACTTGAGGGCTTAGCCCTTGTGCTCACCCAGGGGAGCGAACAAGCTGATGAGTTTCAAAAGATATTTGCTATTCTGGTCACCGGCTTTAAAGATGGCGTAGTTGAAACTAACGATCTAAACGCTGCCATGCTCGAGGCCGGCAAGTTTATGAATCAGCTTGGCCTTACCTCAGAAGATGCTAAGGCGCAGCTCTTAGCCCTATTCAAGCAAGGCGAAATCACTTCAGAGCAATTCGCCTCTGGCCTAGAAAGCCTTAACCGAGTAGCGGAGGCCAATCTCCTTTCCATTCAAGATTATTTCTATCAAACATTCGGACCACAGGCGCAGCAGCTCCTGGAAAGCTTGCGCGTTGCCGGTATTGGCACTTGGCAAGATATTGCCGGGGCATCGGTCGATCAGATTGCCGTAATGATTCAAGAGCTGAATAAGCTGGGAATAGAGGCCGAGCAGGTTCTGTCTATCCTTTCTCAAGCCGATGTCGTTCAAGCTAATACGCCTGAAACTCCCGCCCCCGCCCCTAGCTATGGCGGCAGCAGCGGTGCTGGCAGTTCTTCCGCGAGCCGATCCAAGCCTAAGAGAAAGAAATCTGGTATTGCAGGCGATATTTTTGCAGCGATTGAGGCAAGTAAGGAGTATCAGGATGTTCTCGCTTCCCTAAATGCCGACCTAATCACTGAAGCGCAAGCAACGGACCTGCTTAACGGCCTGTATAAAGAAGGAAGGGAGCTGTTAAAGGCTCGGGAAGAGGCGCAGAAAAGATATAACAGGGCAATAAAAGAGGGCGGCAAGAATACGGGGGAATATGCCAAAGACCTGGCGGCGATCAATAAGCAAATAAGGGATCTGGGCGGCGGTGAGGGGAGCAATGCGCAGAGCTTCAACCAGGGGTTACTCGATTTCGTTAAAGAGTTTGGCGATAACCTAGCGGCGGTTAATCTTGCCGCAATTGCGGCCGGCAGCTCCTTTGCGGCAATGCGAAATGAGGCGATCAAAGCCTTTCTTGCCGGCAAGACCACAGCGGCTCAGGCTAAAAAGGAATTGCTCAGCATTGGGCCGGGGCTTCCTGACGTTGAGGGCGGGGTGGCGCAATTGGTGCAGCAAATTTCAACCCTTGGGCTTCAAGGTGGGGCGCTTTCTTTAAACGCCCTAAGAGGCTTAGGACAAGAGACTCTCGAGGTTGGGGGCACGGATTTGGAGAGCCTAATTTCTACAGGCTTGGCCGGGGGCGCTAGTCGCGGGCAATTACAAGATATTGTTATCGCGCTACAGAATGCGGGCGTTACGACCCTAGAGCAGATTCGAGATCTGTCAGATGAAGCTGGCATAAGCATTTTGGCAAACTTGCAGGACTTGGGCTTTATCTTTGGCGAGACGAGCTCAGGAGTAAGTAAGCTCTTAGAGGATTTGGCAGCTATCCCAGAATCGAAGGATATTGACGTTAGGCTTAATATTAGCGCAGGCGATATTGATGCTACTTTGCAGCGCATCCTTGATCTCTTTGGCGTTGATGTTAATGCGGTTCTACCGGGCTATGGGGATGAGGAGGACACGCTTGGCAGCGGCGGAGGAGGGGGGGGCGACAGAAATAGAAGGAGAAGAAGAAGGCGCAGAAGGGCCGGGGGTCATCTTAGTGCATGACCAACCTACTTTTATTATGGCCTTCTATATCTAGGGATGTAGTTGATATTGCTGCAAGCGAAAGCTTCCACGATATTCTGAGCGTTACTAATCTGATTGGTGGCGAGCGCAGGAACATTGCGGAAACCTTAACTCTTTCCAGCAACCTGCATACGCTTGAATATCAGCTACAATCCGGGACATCTCAGACGGCGGATTACGTAGGGATCGCTAGGGCTGATTTGCTGCAGAGCTCTGTCTCTAGATTCAAGGTGCAGCATTCAACAGTTAGCTATTTCTCCCCATTGGCTATTTCCAGTCTGACCGGATGGTGGGATGCGAATAGAGGCATAACGCTAAACTCGGGGAATGTTTCGGTTTGGACCTCGGTAGGCGGATCTTCTGGCGCAAGCTTTTTGCAGCCGACCGCAGGGGGGCAGCCTACCTATGGGAACGATTGGGCGCTGAATAGTAATAACTATATTACTAACCTAACTACGCGCTATTTGGCCGCAACAGGGATCCAGGCAAGCGCTCTTTTTACCGCGGGGGCTTTTTGTTATTGGTGTGTCTTTACGGTTGGGGCGAACCTCTTTACTCAAAGCATTTTTGGAGAGCCTACAAATTCTTACATAAGGCTGCATCAAACTTCAGCGCGGGTAATTACGGCCAGCATTAACGATGGCAGCGTCAAAACGGCAGTTTCGGCAGCGCAGACCGTGGGGACGGTTATTGTTTGTGAGGTGCGGTATGATGGAGCAACTATTTATTTAAATGTAAACGGCGTAGAGACTACGGGGGCTTCCGGCAATCCCACTAGCCTGGCCTGGGGGCCGGCAATCTCAGAGGGGACAAACGGGCATCGCGGCGTAATTGGCGAGCTGATAACTTGCAATGCTGTCCCGAGCGCGCAGGAAAGATCGGATGTGAGGGATTACCTTACGGAGAAATGGAAAAGCAGCGTTGATTATACCGAAACCTCTTTTTCTGCAGCTACTCTGCTAGGGTCAAATGAGACAGATTTTGTTGATGTTCCTGAATTTGGCTTAGGCACTGGGCGTTTTTGGTGGATCTCCTACCTACCCTCGGCGCCTACTAAGCTAAGGCACTCTAAGCTTTTCCTTGGCGATGCGCTCGATTTGGGAAAAGACCCCGACTTTGTAATTGATAGGGGCGCAGAGGTGACGGACGTATTTATTGCCGACTCTGGCGCTGTGAAGATGGGCAGAGCGAAAGACCCGCTCTATACCTTCACAATGACTTGGAAAGGCATCACAGATGCTAAGCTTAGAGAGTTTGAAAACGCCATAGCGCTAAACGCGCATAAGGACGGAGTTATTTTATACACCAGTGCTCAGCATCAAATTCTAGATGGTAAGGGCGCGATGCATTGCCGGGTTTTGAGCGCAGAGAGTAGGCAAAGCGGCCAGATAGCAGATTATAACGAGCTTCGCGTAGTGTTTCAGGAGATGGAAGGGTGACGACTAACCTGCTAATAGCCTACCCGGATGTCCCTTGGGAGTTTGGAACCGTCACGGCGGATCCAGTTGCTGAGGATGGTTATGGCGCGGAGAATGTTGTAACGGGAGCGCGGGGAGATAGGTTTCTAAGTAGCGCAGAAGATACGGAGCATGAGGTCAGATTTCAAGGAGCGGCAGAGAGATCTACTGATTACGTTTTTATCGCCAGGGCTGACCTAATCGCCAATGCGGGGACGGTGCGGCTTCGGGTTCAAGTTTCCGACGATGGATCCTCTTGGGGGACGGCGGTGGACGAGAACCCGCTAACAACAGCAGACTTGAGCGGCAATAATAGTGAGGATTATTTTACCGCAATTGAGGGAGCGGGAAGCTGGGATTTTATTAGGGTTTATGTAACCAGCGCTAGCCCTTTCACTTTTACCTTCTCAAAGTTTTATGCAGGGAGCCTGTTCGATTTCGGGCGTGACCCTGTTTATGAAATTGCAAGAAGTAGCGCGGTCTACACGCCAAAGGATAGGCGAGCAAGGAGGGTTTACACGCTTACCTGGAAAGGTATTACAGATGCCAAGCGAGCAGATTTTATTGACAAGATTTTACAGTATAGGGATGTGAATCCGGTGGTTTTGTATGATGCCAACGATCTGATTTTTGAAGGGCTTACCACTCTCCACGCTAGGATTGTCAGCAGCACCATCAAGACCATTTGGAACAACAACAATGAGATAGTGCTAACTCTTGAGGAACTCATTTAGTGGCAAGCCCTGAGATAGATATTTACTTTAGGGTTGATATTACCTTTAAGGCTCTGCTTTCGAGCACAGAAGATCAGACCAAAACTATTAGTTTTATTGATAGGCCATATCCTGAATCTAGCGAGCAATACATAGCAGCGCTCGAAGATCTAAGCGGCTTAGGCATTGGTGTTGGTCAATCTGGGATGCCGGTGCAGTCGGTTGGCTCTGTTATCTTGAGCGATTTGCCGCATAGCTTAGGCTATGAGCGGCGCGTATCTGATTTACTCGCTCGGTATACAGTAGCTAATCAGCCGATAGTTATTTACGCCTCTCAAGTTGGCATAGGAGAAGCTCCTAGCTTTGAGCAAGTTTGGAGCGGTACGGGCGTTAATGCCAGCAAGAGCGGCGGGGCAGAGGAAAGTATTTCTATTCAGTGCAAGGGTGTTTCGATACCGGTTAGGCGAATGCTTAGGGCGATACAGGAATCAGAGTGTGATGAATTTACGCAAAATTCGATAGGGAAAGTTCCCGCTTTGCCACTAGGCAGTTATGAGATAGTAGATTTATTAGAAAATGGGTGGCCTTGTGTTGCTTATCCACTTGCTTCAATTTTAGATGGCGCTGGATTTGCTCAAAGTTGGTCGAATTGGGCTTCACGAGCTATAACTTCTTATGGCCCTCACGCGGCCAGGGTGGGCCTTGGTAAGGCCTGGGGCCGTTGCATAGATGGTAAATATAGAGAAATTGTTAGAAGCGATGCATCTACGCCCGTTTATGCATCAAACAGCGCCGGATCTAACTACCCGTCTCCGCAGGGGGGGAGTGAAATCTGTGTTAAATTACTTGTTGGATCTCCGCGCTATATCATTACCGGGGGTCACTTTTGGTTTCGTGGCCAAAACAATGGCGGAATAACTCCGTCGGGAAATTTAGTTTTTAAACTTTATATTGGGGCAGATAGCACAGGATCTACTAGGCCCGACTCTACGCACGTTGCGATTGCTGTAGTTGATAAGGCTACCTATTTAACAGAGGTGAGGGGGGCTAGTGATTTTTATGTTGAATTTACCTTTGACCAAGCATTCGTATTCGGCGGAGAGACTCCCGGGGTGCCGGGCTATGACGATCTGCACCTTTCTTGTACAGTTGAAAATTTTGCAACGTCACTAACCGATTTTGTCCCGGGCGGGGTAACTCTTACGGGGACATTCTTAAAGCGGGACACTAATGGGGAATGGGTTTCTGTGATCGGATCCTACAGGCCTCTTGCTGCCGTTTACCCTGTTAATTGGGTTCCGTTTGTTTCTGGGCCAAATAATGATGGCCTATATTTTTCTTGTGTAGATTTTACTCAAAAAACTCCAGCAACAGGGCAGAAATTAGCAGATCTAAACTCGCTTGAAATTTTAATGGGCGGGGTCGGCCTAGCGGATGATTCTTATGGGACCATAACGGGGTCGGCTAATTCAATAATACAACGACCTGAGCATATTTTAGAATCTCTTTCTTATAAATGGACAGGAGAAGCTTGGGAGTCTGATACTAGTTTTGATTGGGCTATTTACTCAACAGCCTACAGCCTCGCTTTTTCTGCCTATCCTAGATTGGTGGGAGGGGTAGTCTCTCAGGACTACACAACAGAAGATATTATGGGACTGGTATGCTCTGAGCATCGTTATAACTTAATTCAGGATCCGCTTGGGGTGATTACTGCATGGCCCTGTGGCTATTCGCCTGAAGTTAGCGCTGTCATTGATTCGGAAGAGTCAATAGTAACTGGTTGGAACATACTGGAACCAGAAACGACTATAAATAATTGCAAAATGTATTTTCAACAGAATCCACTAACTGCTGTAAATTTTGCTGGTACTTTAATTGATGGGTTTTCAGGTTATGGTAAATCGCTACAATTTTCCGAGGATGTTCCTTTGAGTCATTCGCTGGGTGCACAGAGCCGCGCATTATTTGGAAACAGAGACTTAGGCAGTGAAGCTTTTAATTTAATAGGCGACAGTACAACCGCCGAAAATGTTGGGAGTCTAATTCTTAGACAGCACGATCTCCCCCACTGGATAGTGGGCCTAACAATCCCCTTTTGGAAATACAGAGCTTTAAGACTTATGGACATAATTGAAATAACCAGCCCTTCTCTCCCGGCATTCTTCGGAACGTCAGAAGCGGGACACCTTCCTATTTATGACGGCGATCCGGTAGAGGCTATGTATGGCGAATACCCAAAGAGGGCGCAGCGATACCGATGTCAGATAATTCAAAAGAACTTGGAGTATCAAGCGGGAACGATCCCAAGGTGGGATCTGACTGTCAGAATAATTTCCCCTTACCATCCTAACGAGGTGACCTGATGGCATTTGCAGATATTCTTAGAACTAGAACATGGCGAGCTAATGACGTTGCCGATTTGCTGGACAATCTCTATGCCGGAGGGCTTGGGGTTAATGGCTGGGTAGAGCTTACAGAAACTTGGGCCTATGCAAGCGCTACAACCGTTACTGTCTTAACGAATGCCACAACTAGGTTCGCAAAGGGAATGCGTGTTAGATTTAAGCAAGGTGGAGGCTATAAATATTATGTAACCTCTGCTGTTGCGGCTACAACGCTAACTATAACGGGGGGCACTGATTACACGGTAGCTAATTCGGCAATTACTGATATTGCAATAAGCTTTGCCTCTGGGCCGGTTGGTTACCCCGGTTGGTTCACCTATTCGCCCACTTGGGCGGCGGGGGGCTCTATGACATATACCTCCGTCACCACCGGCATCGCTGACTTTAGAATTGATGGGAATAGCTGTACGGTGAAATTGGCAACAACAGCAGGGACAACCGGAGGCTCCGCAAACCCGTACATTACAGCTACGCCACCAGTGACTATTCTACTTCAGTCTGTATCTGTGGATATAGCGCATTCTTACATAGTAGATGGAGGAACAACACACGGGCATCTTAGGGCTGAAGATGACTTAGCCGTTCTTCAATTTTTTAAATCGGACGGTTCAAATTTTGGGCTAGGGACAGACCGGGTAGTGCGTGGAATGATTGTTTACGAAATATGATTAAAAAACTCCTCCTTTCTCTTTTCTGCCTTGCCGGGATAGCTAACGCGCAGCAATGGATCGATCCCAATGCTTTTGTAAGGCGCGACGGTAGCCGAGCACTAACAGCCAATTGGGACGCTGGCAGCTTTCAAATTAGAGCAGAAACCTTCTTCGCGGACGTTGCTACCGGGACAGCCCCCCTTACGGTTAATAGCACCACCAAGGTTACTAACCTAAATGCTGATCTGCTTGATGGCTTGGACAGTGGCGCTTGGATAAAAGTTGACGGCACCAGCACCACCACGGCGCCTATCCCTTTTGCGCAAGGTATTAGGCTGAATGACGGGTCAGTGTCCAACCCTAGTTTGTCCTTTACTTCCTCAACAGACACCGGAATTTTTAGCCTTTCTAACAACCTTTATTTTGCGGTTGATGGCGAAACAATTATCTCCTTAATCGACCCAGGTTTTTCAAGCGAATACGGAATGCGGATTGAAAAATATGGCGTTCGCATCATGACAAGCGGCCAGCCGTTTACCTTTGGAACTGATTATGGCGCTCCGTCTCTTACGGGAATAGTAAATACAGGTTTTTACATCTCTGGCGGCTTGGTCGGTGGCGGCGGCCTAAAGATGTATATATCAGGCGCAGCAGGCGACAGCTTCGATAATGCTGGCGAAAAAGTTTATATTAGTGGCGGCCTTGATAACACATTAGGCTCCGGATGGGTGCAGATTGGCACAGCCGGAGTTCCGTCTCATTGGTCAACATCCGTAGGGGCTGAAGATAACTTTTTCGTTGGCGGTGATTTTGAGGTTGATGGAACCTTATTTGCTGACGGCGCTCTAAATGTAGTCGGCACTACGACCCTAGCAACTTCCCTAACCGGCATCTTAAAAGCCACCTCTGGAGTAGTTGCAACTGCTTCAAGCTCTGACCTTCTAACAGCTATCGGCACAATTGATATTAGCAGCAACACCAATCTTGCTGTTACATCTCCGATAACCCTGACAGGCGACACGGTAGGCATCCAAAACGCAGCGGCGGATGGTTCAACTAAGGGTGCAGCTACTTTTACAGCGGCAGATTTTAACTCCAGCGCTGGCCTCATTTCGATTGACTACACAAACGGGCAAGCGGCCAGTGGTGCGAATAAAGGATTTTTAACTTCAGCAGATTGGACAACGTTTAATAATAAGGTAGCTACAACTCGCACCATTAATACAACCTCGCCGATAACAGGCGGCGGCGATTTGTCGGCTGATAGGACACTGGCTTTTGACCAAACCGCAAACTTTACCTGGAGCGGCACGCATAATTTTTCTGTTGGGCTGTCGGTAACTTCGGGCCAGAAGGTATACCTAGAAGGCGCTGGCAGCGACACCTACTTTTATTACGATTCTGGCTCAAGCAGCATAAAATTTTATGTGAACGGAGCCTTAGCAATGGAGCTAAAATGACGATTGTTATTCCAGAAGATAGATACTTTGAGGGCTATCATTATGTCGGACGCTATACCGACTCGAATGAGACTGTAACAACTGCAGGGCTAAATACTTATTTCTCGCTTCCACAGAAAGGCTTCGCGCATGGCCTTTGTATGATTAGTCGAGCAAGTTCGGTTTATCACAGCTATATGTTTAAATTCACCGATTCGGCGGGCAAGGCTTTCGGCATCGGTGGTTTTGCGTCAAGCAGTACCAATACTTGGAGCGCGCGACCCTATGGCAGCAGTCAGATTTCAGATCTAGGGGCATTTACATCTTCAGGCATCTTATATCTTGTGGATATTTATATCGACGATGCTAATGAGAGGGTAGTTTTTAGTTGGGACACTACATCAGGCACTCCAACTTTAGATGCTACTGCCGATATTTGGGTAGCAAAAGGAGAGCTTGTAGCATGATTATTTGGCACGTTACTACTGAGATTGCTATCCCCGGAATTTTTACCGGGGGCATGGGGTGCCATGTATGGAATATTGCTCGCGAACAGGCTCGACTAGGACATTATGTGAATGTTTTTTGTCCGCTTAAGTCCTCGGAGTATCGTGATGGAGTGGCTTTTACGCCTTGGGCTTATCATGTTCCAAAATTCGAGCACGAGTGCAGCTTTCAAGTCGAGGCAGCCAGGCGCACTGTCGCAAAGCTTTTTTCCGAGTGTGAAATTAAGCCGGATATCATCCATTGCCACGAGTGGGACGCCGCCCCTGTTGCGCTCGACTTAGCTCTTTTTCTTGGGGCTCCTTGCATCTCAACCTTGCATCTTTCCAATACTCTTAACCAAGAGTTTATGACGCCACATTTTCAAGAGCTTCATAGTTATTATCTTTGGTGGGAACAAGAAATGTTTCGGCGCTCAGATGCCACGATCGCCATTTCCGAGCATTATGCAAACTGGATAAAGCTTTTTAATCACGGCAAGCCGATTAGAACTATTCATAACGGCGTCGATATCGACTCTTTTGTAAATGGAGTCGAAAAGCAAAAACCAGATAACCGTATTCTTGCGTTTTTTCATGGCCGTCTTTGCGGGCAAAAAGGCCTAGACATTATCGCTAGAGCGGCAAGGCAGACAGACGATATTTATTGGGTTATTGCCGGGCCAATGGCGGCCAAAGAGGACGGCCGGTGCATGGAGGATGGCCTTCTCTCTGAGCTAAAAGGCTTAGAGCATAGCGGCAAGCTGCTTATGCCAGGAATGCTGTCTCAGGCCGAAATTGGTGCGTGGTTACGCGCTTGTGATGTCGCAGTTTATCCACATAGGCGCGCTCCCTTTGATTGTGCAGTTTTGGAAGCAATGGCATGTGGAGCCGCAATTGTCACTACTGGAGTAGACGCTATCACAGAATATTGCGAAAAAGATGTTGATGCACATTTTATTTCTCCCGATCCAGATTGTTTATTAATGTCGATTATGTGGCTAATGAACAATCCAGAAAGGAGAAAAAGGCTAGGTGTTTTTGCGCGCCAAAAAGCAAAGCAGTTTTCTTGGCAGCAATCTACGAAAGAAACAATTGAATTTTATGATGAGGTAATACATGGCAAAAATAAGACTGGATCAACGAGCGCCGATAGAAGAGGCCAGGCTAGCGGGATTTTACTGGACCAACATTGCTAGAGAGGGGCAAGGGTATGGCGACGTTGCACAGATATATGTGCGGTTCGTTTTTGGCCGAGAAGTGAATGGTGTTTTTCAGCAATTCGGCTCGCGCGAATTTGCAATTAATCCTAGTAACTATGGAGCAGGGCTGCAAAACCTATTAAATCAAATTGAGACTGGGGCGTTGAATAGATTTGTAGCGGAATTTGGGGGAGCGGTGCAGCAATAATGATTTCTAGCATGACAAGTACACTATTAGTTCAGAAAGGAGGTTTTAACGGTGATTTCCCTCAGAGGCGACAGCTTTTGAAAGGAGGTGATCCTAAAGCTTTCAAGAATAGGGGGGTGCAAAATGGCTGATCTTCGGAGAAATACCGATGCGACCACACGCCCCCTATTTAGGTTTTTCATCTTGGTCATGCTAGACCTATTTAATAATTTTCATAAAAGGCTGTCATGAATGGAGAAACTAAACCGTGAATTTATTGCTAAGTTTATCGTCGGGGCTATTGGTTTGCTTGTCGGTCTGGCTGCTTATTTACTCCATGATCGGTATAGCACAATCAGCCTTGCAGTCAGTGCTATCGAAAAGGACTTATCTAAGATTACTAACCGAGTGGAGTCACTTTATGAGATCTCGCTTCGGCTTAGGGTCGACGCAGACAAGTTCCACGAAATCCAATCCCAGCGGGGCGAACGGTTGGCACGATTAGAGGTGGAGGTGGAAAGGCTAAAAGAGAGAGCGTCTAAGAACAGATGAGATGTATTATTACTAAATTTATTAACTTTATTTTAGAGGGAACCATCATCATGGCAACAATAGAGGAAGCAAACTCAAAGGCTGATGCGGCAGCAGCGGCCATAGCATTGTTTAATACTACCCTTGCAGAGGTTGGTGCTAAGCTTGACGAGATTCGGGCATTTATTACAGGCCTAGCGGGGCAGCCAGTTACTCAGGAGCAGCTTGACGCGCTAGTTGAAAAGCTTGGAGGCCTGCAGCAAGGGGCAGAGCAGGGGCAGGCAGCGGCGCAAGCGGTACTAGCCGAGACGGATGCGCTAGATGAGCCCGCCGTTTAATTGGTCGGAAAGATGGCCGCACTTTAAGCCCGATGAGATCTTCTCAGATCAGCAATTGGCGCTTTATCTGCGTGGCATCTTTCCTTATTCTTTTCGCTCTCTTGATAGACTGCATGATTTTCGTGTTTTTGTTGGACACCCCCTGATTTGTAACTCTGGGGGTATGAATAGGCGCGGAGCTCGCAGCATCTCAGAGGTGATCGAAATTAATAGAAAGACAAGGGGGAGCCTTGCAGCCCACGGCTACTCCTTTCATCTTTGGTGCGCTTTCGATCTTAGCTGCCATGCCCTTTCCCCGGACGAGCTTTATGAAAAGGCCATAGCTTTTCAGCTCTGGGGCGGGATTGGGCGCTATGATACTTTTGTGCATGTTGATGATCGAGACAATATGAGCGGGCAGCCTACACTTTGGGACAATAGGACAGCGAATGCTAACGGGCCAAACTGAAAGCACTATAACCTTTGCATTCCGGCATCACAACGCGGGACTAGCTGACGGAGATTTTACAAAGACATTGTTAAAAGATGGCGTCGCTCAGGTTCAGACAATTACGATTAGCCAGGTTCAAACGGTTCCGGGCGGCGCTATTTATAAGGGTAGCTTTGCAACGGATTCGACAAGCGGTGCCTATTGGTTCTTGGATGTTGTAGAGGACGATGATCCAGTTGCGTCATATGTAGAAACATTCTACGTCCTGCCTCAATCTTTTTTTTTAGCTTAGGGGTCACTCTCCCTAACATCTACTTCCTGACTGCTGTCAGGAGAACGGAATTATTAGCCGCAATCGTAGAGGCAACATTTTTGCCTAAGCTGGTAGAAGAAACCTTGCTAGCGGGGCCAAGCTTCCCTGAGTTTGAGGCAATGGTGAGGCGAACAACCTTTATAGCATTTCAAAGGGATTTTTCAATTTCACTAAAGAGGCTAAACACCTCCTTTAAAGCGCAAGAAAGGAATTTGATCTATGGACAGGGGAACGACCGATCCGAGCATACATTACAAACAGCCGAGCGAAAAACATACACTAACGGTTGATTACACCAATAGGCTGCCGGATAGCGTTACGCTTTCAATGGCTAGCATGACGGCTCTTAATCTGAGAACCAGGGCTGATGCTACTTCCAATATCGTTACCGGCACCAGCATGACAGTTGATGCAGATGGCCTAACAGCTTCGGGGCAGGTAAAAAACGGGGTGGCGGGGGAAAGGTTCAAGCTTACTGTTTCGGCGCTCTTAAGTAATACGGACGTGTACCAAGATGAGATAATTTTGGAGATAAACGAGAAATGACGATATTTGGCTGTGATTATCTTGGCGGCAAGCATTTTCAAAAGGCGATGATCCAGAATCATCCAGCAGGCTGGAGCGCGGGCATATTCCTTAGAACTTTCGGCGATGCTCGAAAGACGGTGGAGGCAATGGTTAAGAGCGAAAAGTTTAGCCATATCGTTGTGCATTTAGCGCCGTTTGATAATTCGCATAAATATCCAATTAGCAAGCTTAAGCCTCAGCTTAAGAAGGATTTAAAATGGATTAACGACCTTCCTTTTACCGTATGGCCATCATTTTTCTGTGAACACAATCACAGCTCTAAAGTAATAAGCGATTTATATGAAGAGCTGCATAACATTGCTCCAATGAGGAAATATGTTAATTCAATCTGGAAGGGTGGCGAGTCAGGCAACATGATAACCGAGGTTCATATTCCGAGCTCTAAGCAATTACCCAAGAAACCAAAACAACCTTACTTAATTTCGTTCGACGGCTTTGGCGGCGATGGTTCTGGCAATTTCACCGACACCGATATCGAAACGATTCTAAATAAGTACTCTGACGCGATTTCTATTAGATGGTGGGACTTTAAGTGTAACGGCAAGATGCGATGGGATGATAAAACGCCAGTTAGTCAAAGAAAATATTGGCCCGACAAGCACTACTTACTAACCCGTCATCAAATGATGAAGCAAAGGGAAGGTGTTGTAAGTTGGCCTAAGACTGCGCTTTATAAACCTAGTAGCGATTATCATATAGGCGGTTCAAACAAAGATGGAAAGGCAATGGTGATTCTGCCGGTTAAAAAGGCGTCAGTGCAAGTTAGAGATTCAGCCGGAAATGTTATCGACCAAATGCAAAGATTTCAGCCGGACTTTGAAGGCCCGCCAAAGGGTGCTAGGTATTATTCGCAGAAGTACAGCTATCAAATCGCTGATGCAGCTCGCGCTAAAACTGGCAGCTCACTAATCAAGATTGACGACATGCCAGCAACTGACGGAAATTTACGTTCAGGTTTATTTCGTTAACTCGTGTAGGGCAATAACGCCCCGTATGGAGATTAATTATATGTTTAAAGCATTAAAGAAATTCTTCGACAAAACCCTACCCCTTTCGGGGGATAAGACCAAGCTCGGCGCGTGGATCTTGGGGATAAGCGCAATAAAGGACATTCTGCCGCCCGAGATCATAGGG